ATATGTCGTAAGACAGCCCCCTGCGTCTTACTGGGGAAGATTGTTCCAGTCAGTCCGCTGCATGCGGGCTTCAACTGCATCCCTAAACTTTGGATCAGTCCTAAATCTAGGATTATTCCGATCCGCTTTAAATTCTCTTTGTGTTGCATAGGCAGGTGTAGAGACCTGAGTCTCCGCCACGGGCTGCCTATTGGACATAGGTGCAGGCTCGTTAGCCGTAGGCTTCTGAGCCATTGCATGGTCGTACTGAGCAGCCAAGCCACGCAGCACAACCTCATACCCCGGAGAAGAAAGACCAGCATTAATATTAAGCCTCTCTTCAGGAGACATGGAACCTTCGGCCCATTTCATAATATCATTAAGCTTGTCATTACTTCCCACAATATTGGCAGCCTTTGTAAAAGACTCCCGCATCTTTGCCTTCTGCCCAGCCATAAAATCATTAATCATTCTATCGGAGAAATTAGTTTTCTCCTTGATTTCTGATATAGTTTGCTCCGAAAGTTCACCAGTGGTACTAACTTCGTAGCCCCACTTATCCCAATCAGCATCACTAAATTGCTGTGCCTCTACTGGAGCAGCTTCTTCTTCCTTGTTTTCCAAAGAAAGTCTAAGCTCTTCCGTACCTGTCGGTTCTACATTTGTCTGAGGAGTTTCCACAGCATCAGTAGTTGTAGTATCTTCTTGATAACCCGGATTTACAGTACCCTGTTCAGAATACTGGCCCTTAAGATCAGCGATCTCCTGTCGTGCCTGAGTATACTGCTTCTGGGCTTCCTTTAAACTGTCGAACCAAGCTCCAGCATCCTGAAAATTCTCAGGAATAGCTTGTCCTTGGTCTTGAACATACCGTTCAAAAGCTACACGTTCTGCTGCTGCGTTTTTTTCTTCAGCAGTTGCAGTCACAGATTGTTCCATAGCCTGCAAATTGTCCATAGCCGGATTGGCTTCTGGGTTTGCGTATGGAGTCTGACTTTCAACTTGATTATTTTCCATAAGATTATTCCCCTTGGAGTCTTATTATCCTAGTGACATAATGTCATCCATAAAATTTATTACCGTAGTAATAACAAATGTAATTAGAACCGCACCGGTATACAGCCTCGTCTGAAGCTTAGCAAACGTCACCTCGATATTGGACAATCTCTTGTCGATATCGTCGAGACGGTCACTACACCGTTCCAGTTCATTTAAAACTAATCTCTTATACTCGTCCCACCCATTACTATCCATGGCATACCCCTTATCCAGTATACACAGACGAGCGGCGAGGCGGGTCTGTCTTGTAATCATGATCGGCTGGAAGGCTTCCTGTTAATCCCCACTTGTGAGCAAGGTAGCCTTCAATTTTTGTACGTTCATCTACAGTTCCTGTGGCATGTTCAACAATAATAAGCTCAGCTAAAGAACCAGACATGCTTCTATCAGCATTGGGTCTGTTTCCTACATAAAGAACACCTGTATTATCGACATCTCCAGTCAGTGCAGTGCTACTCGGAGTACCATCATCAGCACCATTTTTATAGAAATCAATAGTATCATCGGAAAGACTACCGTTTACTGAATGGATATATCCAGTACCATCAGATATAGTACCATCATCCCCTTGTGCTACTATATTTGCTGATCCGACCCTTCTAGTATGTAGCATTTTCCTTGTAGTGCCTCCCCTACCACTTGTATGTTTTCTATTCCAGTCCCATATCGGAAAGTTAGCCCCGTCTTCTTTTTTATAAAGGAACCAGAATTGAGTGTGACTTGCAGTACCAAGTGCTGGTTTCCATACCATATAGAACGATATGTCATTGGTATCAAAATCCATAGCATCTACATCAGGACTAGTAAAGTGGTCATCGGCTCCAGTAAGAACAGCAGTTCCTTTATTGTTTAGACCATCAGCATCCCATGCAATCGTATTAACAGCAGTAAGAGTCAGACCATTAGGACCAGAATCCGACACAGTGGTAATAGAATCCCCATCCGATAAGGTAAGACTAAGCTCATCGAACTTCCACCATGCCATAAGATTGGTGGATTTGTTTGTTAGATCATCCAAACTCCATAGAGGAGCTCGATCCTTACGCCAAGATAACTCAGTATCGGATGGAACACTAATTCCCCTAGTTTCAAATAGTTCTCTACGATATGCTAAAATATATTCCTTAGTATTAGACGAAACCAAAGTATCTTGATTCACTCTAAAACAATAGTTGTTTCCACTACCCACTATATCACAAGAAAGCAATGGATCATCTAAGCATAGTAGCGGAGTAATAAGATTATGATCTATTGTCATCCCATCATCCCCATTTCTTCCATAGCAGGACCTATATTCTGACCACCGGTTTCAGCAATATCTTGTTGAGCAGCCATAGCTGCTGTGTCAATAGCAGCGGCTCCTGCCTGCTGCTGTAACTGCTGTTCATTAGCCATCTGACCCTGAACTGCTGCCATCTCAAGCTGCTCTTGCTTAGCTTCTTCTTCACTCTTAACCCAGTTTGCTGGATCAAATCCAAGTGAAGTTATTAAAGCACGGCCATATTCTTCCCACTTAAATAAAGCCATTGCTTCCGGTGGAAGGTTGCGTACCATTTCCCCCATCTGCATAAGCTTGGTTAAGTCACTGTCTCGACTAAGAGCAAGAAGTCCCGTAACAATTTCAATTGAAAGAAGGCCACCCTCACTAAACGCACCCTCAAGTTTGGAGTCTAACTCTCCTTCATCTAACATAAGAAGAACGGTTCGTTTAACAATAGGAGTCATAAGCTGGCGAGCTATTGCTGAGAATGCTCCGCCTAACACCTGCTCCAATTCCTTACCAATAGTTCTAATAGCAGTAGCCGTAACACGATCTCCCGTAGGCATGGTTGCGGAATCCATCAAAAACGATGAGCCAATCTCTCTCCGCATCATTTCGATAGCAGCCTGAGCAGATTGAATTTGGTTATTCATTTGTCCTGAAGGAGTAATTGTAAAGACATCGTTAGCTCTAGCCGGAACAAAGCTACCGTTGTGTGCTAATGCTACGTCATCGATTTCAGTTAGACCAGCAGGATCGATACCAATCCAGAATGCTGAGCCTGCTGCCATTCCCTCCATGCCAGCTTCGGTATAGGATTCTAGTGCTTGTATATCGCCAAGGATATCTTCGCAATGGGATCTACCGTAGTTTTCTCCAGCAACGGAAGACCATCTCAGGGGAATATAGGGACTTACTTCATAAGTACCGGTCGCAACAACATTACCATCTTCATCTTCCTTAACTACTTCCCACTCTGTCTCCCCTTCTTCCTTGGTCATGCGACAATAGATTGTATCATAACCTTTTCGGGATCGATCATCAATAGAAGTAGTATAATACGAGTAAGCATCTTCATCATTCCCCTTGGAAGTATATTCTAAATGAATCAGTTCCTGAACATCACCACCTACAGTACGACGTACAACGTACTGATCTAGCCGCAACACCCGAAAATTAAGATTATCCTCCTGAATAAGAAGACAATCTCCCACCACAATTAAGTGCTGTAATGCTGTAAATAAAGTTTCTCTAAGATTCTTAGAAGATAGTTTGTTATAAACCTGATTCGAAATGTTTTCCAAGAACTCATTGGTTTCCTGATCTGCTTGCACACCGTTCTTTAATTCAAACCTAAAGAAGGGGGCATCGTTAAGGGGAAGGAGTGCAGAAAGAATTCTACTAGCCATGGATGTTACACCTCTAGAAGCTACTGAAGAAAACGGAGTATACAATGCCATCTCTTCGTTCCAACCTTCGGGGGGAAGTAAAGATGGAATGGTTAACTCTGAACATTTTCTAGCACGATCTACCTTTGACTGCCTAAGGCTATCTAAAGTTCTGTATCGCTCAGCAATTGTCTTTTCAGCCATAGCCATAGTTCTTCCCCTTATTCAGGTTGAGCGAATTCATCGCCTTCGTCATAATTGTTAACCTCACCACCGAGACCTGTCATCATAGCATCCCAAAAGCTAAGTGTTAGACCTTCGTCAGTCTCAGCCTGCTCAGCATAAGCAATCTCTTCGCTCTCATCTGATAAGATTTGTTGATGTTCTCTTAATTGACGAGCAGCTTCCATCTCGATCTTCTGCTGCTGCACCATCATCCGTTCCTCAAAAGCAATACGAAGTCTTTCTCTTTCGTCCATAGCAGCAAGACGCATACGTTCTTCCGCCCTTTGATAGTCTCTTTCTTCTTCGCGCATGCGTTGATCTTGAGCTCTTAATCTCATTTGATCCTGCATACTCATTCCGCCGCCACCACCTGATGATCCCATAACAGTCTCCTTTCTCAGCTAGGTCTAGCTAACCGAGGATTAAATCCACCAATTGAAAGGCCACCACCACCTGATGATCTCCTAGCATAACTCCTTGCTACCATAGATCGGGGATCTGTTTCCCCACCAGCAGCATCCATAGCACCTACTGATAAAGAGGCAGCTTGGCCCTTACCACCCATGCGAGCTACGCGAGCATTGATAGCCGCCTGTCTCTTTGCCGCCGCCTTTTGGCGAGCTTCTTCTGCTCGTAGTTGAGCTAAGAAAGCTTCTTCCTGTGCAGCAAGATCCTCTTCAAGTTGTTTTTCTCTTCTAACTTGAGAATCTGATTTGTAAGGATCCCCCTTACCTGTACCGTAGCCAGCGCCAGCACCTGTGGTCGATCCATAAAAAGATCTAGTTGTATTAAGCTGCTGAAAGAAGTCCTCGAATTCTTTCTTTTTCTGGCTCTCACTTAAACTACTCCATGTATCCTGTAGACGTTCACCATGTTGCCAAGCACCTTGTCTTTGATATGGGGAAAGGTATCTAAATATATTACCTTCTCCAAGGTTCATAGGATTTTGTTGTTTCTGCCAATCGGGGCGATGCAATTGACCTGCCGTTGCTGCAATTTGTCGTCTATTTCGTACAGTTTCTCCATAAAGAGCACCATATGATTTCATCTTATCTTCATATGCTTTTGTTCCTTCAGGATCATTTACGTACCTTATCATCCACTGATGAGTATTTCTTTCCTCTAAATAATCCGTGTACTCCTTTATTTTCTGCTCTTCAATTTCCCTATTTGCTTTGTAGTTAGTCATATAGATATTAAATCTATCATAATCCTGCTGAGTGGGAGCAACAAAATCAAAACTAGCCGGGGTACTCCCGCCTGTACGTCCCCAATATGTCTGCCCTTGGTAGCCTGAATAAAATTCTGGCATTCCAGTTTCTGGATTAATAGAGTTGGCCTCATGTCCTACAGTATACTGATCTATAGAGACCTGATTGTCTGCGAAAAGATCTTCTAAAGTTTCGAGAACTTCTAAATTGTTAGCAAGTTCTAATGGAATAACAATTTCACCGGGGGTAAGATGGCCTACAATTGCATCGCCCTGTCTGCCCTCATCAGCAAGAGCATCTCCCATATCTTCCATAGGAGCTTCCCCTTCAGGAGGTAGCATATCCATGGGCGGCATTCCTCCACCCATAGCGGGATCCATAGGTGGCATTCCTCCACCCATGGCAGGATCCATGGGAGGCATACCGCCCCCCATAGCTGGATCCATGGGCATTCCTTGTGGCATCATCATAGGCATATCTTT